ATCCAAGCATCATTTTCTATTCTGAAATCATCAACTACACTTAATAGTTCTTCTAACATTTAAACCTCAAAAAAAATTACAAATTTATTTATTCTTGAATTGAAAAAGGGGATAAACAACCGAATTGTTATTTACCCCCTTTTTACTAGGAGAATCGTATGATAATGAAACAACCAAAAGAAGAAGTAACCCATCAACATAACTATTATTGCATTTATTATTATCTTTGTCAAGTTTTTTTTAAATAAATATCTTATATTATCAGGATTTTTTTATGAAGCTAGAAAATATAGAAGAAGAACTAACGTATTATAATGGTTTAAATAACTTAAGAGGTATTAAAACTAAAGTAAAGCCACTCACAAAATTACAAAAAGTTAAAACAGCTTTATGTAAACAAAATGTCGAATATTTCGCAGAAGAATATTATTACATTGTATCACAGGACAACGGAAGACATAAAATAAAACTAAGAGATTACCAAAAAACTATGATTAAGATGCTGTTGAATGAAGACAGAGTTGTTATGAATACGTCAAGACAAATTGGAAAAACTGTTGTGACTGCTATTCCCATACTACATTATGCATTATTTAATGAAGCTAAATTAATTGGGATAGCAGGGGATAACTTAGCTACTGCAAAAGAAATTTTAGATAGAATAAAAAGCGCATATATGGAATTACCAATTTGGCTTCAAAAACCTGTCGTAAAATGGAATGAAAAAGAGGTTAGATTTGCTGATGGCACACGAATATTAGCGCAAGCAACAACGGGTTCAACATTTCGTGGTTTATCTATGAATTGGGTATTTGTTGATGAAACAGCTTTTGTCGATGATTTGCTATGGGCTGCCTTTACTGATGCTTTTTTGGCCACTGTTGCTGATAGTGTTACTGCAAAAATAACATACACTTCAACACCAAATGGATACAACCATTTCCATCGAATATGGACTGATGCGGTAAATGGTGTATCCAATTTTAAACCATTTCAGGTGGTTTGGACTGATGTAAAAACAAGGAATGAAGCATGGAAAATTAAAACCATGAAAGATATTGATGCAATAGATAAAGAAAGTGCTTTCAGGCAAAACTATTGCGGTGAATTTATAACCACTGGAACTACTTTTATTAAACAGGGTATAATAGAAAAGCTATCTTACCTTACAGCTTTAAACGCAGATGATGGCAAAGATTATCTAAACATATATGAAAACCCTCTTAAAAATCATATATATTCAATTGGTGTTGATTTAGGTAAAGGTGTTGGTAAGGATTTTACAACAATACAAATTGTTGATATAACAGATGTGGATAATATCAAGTTAGTTCTATCATTCAGGCATAATAATATCGGTAGTATAGAAATAGCACCAATAATTGAATTCTTTTCTGTTTATTATAACAATGCATATACATTAGTAGAAAATAACAAATTTGATGTTGCTGATGATTTATTCTATAATTATGGATTTGATAATCTAGTGCATAACAAAGATAATGGTGTTGCAGGTATATATACAGATAAAAAAACAAAACCTATTATGCTTAATAATCTTAAATATTTAATAACAAATAATAAATTACATATTCCCGATTACCACACTATAAACGAATTAGCTCATTTTGTTGTTAAAAATAATGGTTCAATAGAAGATACTATTATGGGTTTAGCATTAGCACTATATGTTTTAAAATTAGGAGTTGTGGATAATGACCAGGAATCTATAACGAGAGAAGTTAAACAAAAAGCAATTGTATCATTTTTATTATGAAAATAATTACTTTTCTAATTCCCACCAGGTAAATGTATCAATAAGTCTTGTATATTCTTGTTTCACATTTGTTAGTTTTTTATTTTCTATAGAGAATATATATTTTTCAATTTCACCATTCTGATTCTTTAGTTCCACCAAAAAAGGATTTCCATATCTATTAATATAAACATTTATCACATTTTTTGGCGAAATTCTAAAATGTTTACTAATGTACTTCATTAGCTTTTTTTTAGGGATGTCTTTCGGTTTCTGTTGTGACATTGAAATCTCATTCAATGTGGATACCAAATCACCTTCAAGTTCTTCCATTAAAAAATTATTACAATTTGTATATAACATTTTTCACTCCTATCTAACATAAGTCATTAATATATTTATGTTTTGTGTTTTTTCCATTGGTGGTTTTACCATAGATGGGTTTTCCACCTATGGTTTTTCTATTGGTGGTTTTACCGTTTATGGTAAAAATAAATAAAACACTTGACATTCACTCAAAAATTGTGTACAATCTTTTTGTTGGTGTGTGTTTTTAGGAGAGAGATATGTCATTAATTAACAATAATATAACAGATAATTCATATTTGATTGACGCTGAATTAAGTCTTAAAGCAAAAGGATTATTAGGGATTTTAATTAATTTCTCTGGTGAAAACCTTAATATGGAAGACATCAAGGGTTACACCGATAGTGGGGTAACCCAAATAAAAAACACACTGAAAGAATTAAAAAAAGTAGGATATTTATTATCCAATAAAATAAGAAATAAAAAAGGTCGTGTAGATTTTATTTTTAAATTAGAAAATAAAACACCTAAAAGTGTTCTGAATGATGATATTAAAAAAATTGAACAAACATCAGTTCCAACCAAAAAAGTGTTACCAGCAGTTAAAAAACATGGTTTATCCGCAAAGAAAATCATTTCGTTCTATAATAAACAAGTAAAAAAAGGTGGTAACCAACAACAAGCCGTCGTTAATCTTTTACCATTTTTAGAAAAAGGTTTAAAAGAAGATACAATTAAAAGTGCAATACTTGCATATAAAAACACTTTAAATGATTTAAGATATGCAAGTAAAGTTGAAAACTTTTTCATCAATGACATTGAAAAACATATTGATGAAACAGACAATAGGTATGAATCTTTAACTGAAATAAAAGAGAAAGTAAATTCTTTGACACCTAAACAGGAAAGTGAAATATTGAAGCTGGTTTTTGATGAAAACCCTAGTTATGATTATGAAGGGTTTAATCTGAAAACATTGTTGGAAGTATCACCAACAACTTACAATCATTATATTAAAAAATATAATAGAAATGTTGCTTAGTCTTTATAGAAATTAAAGGCATAGCCACCTATAAAACCAACAAATAATAAACCTAAAGAAAATAAAGCTTTTTCCATAAAACTATGTTTTTCTATATATACAATCTTTTCAATAGTTTCTGTTTCAATTATTGTTTCATCATCACAAAAATAAGTTTTATTTGCCAATAGTTTCCACTTATTTATTTGTCTTAATCCTTCAATATCAACCAACACAAACATTTCACTTTGTGGTAGTTCATTTAGATTAATTTCTAACCTACCATCATTCTGTAAAAAATGTACTTCTTCATTCTTCACAAAAACAGTGTATTTAAATAAATCATTTCCTAATATGGAAATAGAAATTAACATCATTAATAAAATCTTTTTCATATCAACCTCCTATAAAAGTTTCTTTTTTTTCTTTTTTTTCTTTTTACTTTCATCAATTTTTTCAACATAAATAACAAAACCTTCGGCTTGTTCTTTTCTTAATTCATCATGTAATTTTTTAATTTCATCATCACTATATCCCATTATATCCCTATATACACCAGCAACAGAAAACAATGGTACTATGTCAGGTCTGCTTTCTGTTGGAAGGCCTATGTAATCTTTAATATCATTTATTAAAGATATTTTCTCTCTAATATCAGCAAATTTAAAAATTTTCGCATAATCAACAGAATCATGGAATTCTAAATATAAAGAATTCTTAAAAGATACCATGAAATCATCTGAAATATCTGTGTTTTTCTCTTCTTTAATTTTATCATTAATATAATCAAATAACATAGTAATATATATTGGAGAAAAAGCCTTTCTATTAGCTAAAACAAAAAACCTAAACCGTCTCATATCTTCACTTATTTCATTTACGTTATCAGCTTTTGGGTGTTGGCCCCTACCATCTTCAAAATCAATTCTTTTATTTGGAATAAATAAACTCCTATAGGCTTCACGCATAGCAATTTTGTAATCATCTATATTATTTAAATTCATATTTCCACCAATAGTGGATACTTCAGTCGCTTTATTTTTATTTCTACTAAACCAGAAATTATCTATCATGGCATGTTTAGCATTTACCGCAGAATATTGTCCAGTTTCTTGATTGAAAATTGTTTTAAGGTTATATTCATTCTTAATCTTATTTACATGTGCTTTTGCTTTTTTATCTGCCATCATACCTGTGTCTATATAGAATACAAGGCGTTCAGGTGCTCGTACTATTCGATAAATCAATAATGTGTCTTTTAGTATGTTCAATTGGTTTATCGGTCTAAGCGCTTGATGTAGATACGAAACCGTTTCGCCATTTATTTTTTTTCCGGATTCTAAATGTATCATGTCTTTTGTCGCTATACCCCTCACATCTTTTCCGTTTTGTTGTGCATAATTTATCTTATTATTATTATTTTCTTCTTTATTTTTATATTCATATTGTTTCTTTTCTTTATTATAAAAAACTTTTGTTGGTTCTAGTATATTATAAGAAGATATTACACCCTTTGTTCTTTTCTTTTCGATATATAATCTGCCATCCACATAAAATTGTTCAAATAGAATACTTGCGTTATCAGTAAACACCTTTCTATCAACATAGAATTTTTCTATATATTCAATTACTTTATTTTTGGCTTTAGTGTTTTTATCTAATAGTGTATTAGATTTTAACATAAATTTAAATGGTGCTGTGTCTTCAACATTTACAATCACATTATTTTTAATTTCTTCTATTGCTATTTGTACTTCTGTAAATAGAGAGGCACTACGATATTTTCTTATTAATTCATCTAATGTAGACCACACTTGATAATTCATATTTATATCATCTTTATGTCTACCATA